TCTCTAATTCTATACCAGGTTCTTCCCTATATCTAAATGTAGCTTTTATTTTATCTAAAACAGAATTGTCCACATCTTTAATTCCACCAAATTCAGACTCTAGTCCATATACAGAATTGGTTTTCATAAACCGTTGTTTATTTTCATAATATAGAGCTTCATTATCTTTACCAAATAATCTCATAGCTTCATCATTAGCTCTATACCATAAGCTAGGTAAAGATTTGTATTTATACCAATCTTCTTCAAGTTCATCTTCAGTAGCATAATGATCTTTTATAATAGCCCCACCATGAACTTCTACCCATCTTTTTATTTCATTATATTTAAAAGACCTGTCTTGATCTTGAGAATATCTTTGGATGTTACTATTATTACTATTAAAAAATCCCATATCAAGCCCTCTATTCTGTAATTTTTTCAATCATATGATTAATCTTATCCATTTCTCCCTCAATATCAGAAACTGAATAAGATTCAAATAATGAATTCATTCCAACCATTTGTATTTTAGAAGATGCTAAAAGAGTAGTACCATTAACATGTGTTTCATCAGAATTGGTTGGAGACATAGTTCCAAATTCTTTATCTGCATCTTTAGATACATTATCAGCATCAGAATTTATTATCTTGCTTAACTTCTTAAGTTCTATCTCTTCTAATAAAGGTTCATAATCTACCTGATCATTCATATATACTTTACTTCCAATGAATGCCTCATAGAGATAATCTTTATCATGAATAGGCCTATCCTCATAAGGTAATCTCAACTCTTCTAACAAAGAGTTGAATACTGAGTTTAGATTAAAAGTTTTAATATCGTATAATTTTAAATCAGCTTCAGATAATGTATCCCATGTATCTCTATTAGTAAGTTTTCCATTATCATCTACTTCGATATATTGACTATCTTTATCCAACGTTCTAGCAACTCTATAAGTAGACCATCCATCATTAATATCTTTATCATGATTATAATTATCAACCATCATTATTGCAGAAAAAGGTTTATAGGTAGTTCCTACCATAGGATTCATTGTAGCAAGACCCATTGCTTCATTCATATTATTTAAGACCTCCAAATAATATTTTTAATTATAAAAATGTCCCGATATTTGTAAAGTATAGATTTTTACAGGTGAGACATTCATTTAAAAAATTATAAATATTACTTAGTAAAGATGGTGATATTTTTTGAGTAAAATACTTAAAGTAGAAGCTAATATAAGAGATTATCTTTTAGATATAGATGATCTTAACAGACCAAAAGTTTTGGATATGGAGAATATTCAAACAGGTACTATGAACTCAGCAGCTTTATTAATCATAAGACTGCTTCTTCTTAAGAAAGGATCTTATCCAGATTTTCCTGATCTTGGAATAGATATTCGAGGAAGATATAGATTTGCTTTTGAGGAAGAATTGATCACACTGCGTAATGAATTAGAAGATCAGATATCAACTTATTTACCTGAATTGATACCTGTAGATGTTGAGGTTTCGTTATACAGACCTAAAGATTCTTTAGAAAATATGATTCTTTTCTCTATTATAATTAGACAGGTTAAATTTGAAATCTTGTATAATGTAGCCGCTAATACGATAGAAGGGTTAAACTCATAATGAAAATTTGGATTAAAATGAAAGACAACCCCAGTGTATCTAAATTAATAGAAGAATCTGAATTTAATATAGAAACCATGGATAAAGTAGAAGTATCCAATGATAAATTGAGCGATATGTTTAAATCTAAAACAGCTCCTGGCATTTCTACGAATTCTGGACCTTCTATAACATACAATAACAAATTAGATTCTGGTGCTATTGGAGATTATTTAGATACAACATTAGATGGTGCAAAGAAAAGAGCTATTGAAAGAGAAAAAACTGGTGGTAATGCATTCAAAAAGCATAAAGTACCTATTAGGAGGAAAAAGGATTAATTATGGAAAATAAAGAACAATTGAATTTATCTGATCTTGGTTTGGAACCTGAACTTACACCGGCTGAAAAGGTTGCAAAGAATGAAAACAATAAACCTATCGAACCTATCGTAGAAACAGTTAAAGTAGAAGAAGATAAAAAATATATTATCGTTGATGGTACTAAAGAAAAAGAAGAACCCAAATCTGAAGAAACTATTCAGAAAGTAAGCTTAGCAGATATTGCAAAAAGTACTGTAGTTGATGAAGATGGTAATACTAAATATGATGAAGTAATTTCAAATGTAGATACTATTGCCAAAGTTCCTAAATCTAAAGTAGATGATCCTATTCGTAAGAATTTAGATAGTCTTTATGATTTGGCAGATCACGAAATTGAACGTACTAAGAAAGAACTTACTGATCCTGATGGTCTTATTACTAAAGGAAAAGAAGAGTATGTAAATACTCAATATGAAGTTCTTATGAAACGAGCTAAATCTAATGAACGCCTTTCTAAGTTTATTAAACAGATAGAAGATATTATTGAAACAGAACCTCGTTTTGATGGAATTACTGATTATGAACGAAAGGGATATATCTTATTTACAGTAGCTCATGATGAAAAAGTAGAAACCAATAATAAATATTTTGGTATTGAAGAAAAGCAAGTAAATCGTACTCCTCGTATGAGCTCTGATGTATCTAAAGATATTGATAGTATTACAAAAAATGACGATGATTCTAAAGATGATTTCCTTGATCTTCTTGATGACAGCAGTGTTGATCTTGGGGTTAGTCCTAAAAAGCCTGATCTCCCTTATGAAGATGATGAAATCAAAGAAAAAGACGATGAAGATGAAGAAACCTTCACAACAGTAAAAGATAAAGATGTAGAAAAAGAAACTCCTTCTGCAAAACCTGTCTTGGCTGAAGAAGAAGATCCTGAAGAAAAAGAACTTCTTTCTGATGTGGAAGAAGATGAAGAACCCAATCTTTCTGAAGAAGAAGTTAAACGTCTTACTCATGATTATAAAGAACAAGTTCTTGAAGCTCTTAAGATGGAACGAAATGAAGGTCTTGATGAATTTGTAATTTCTAAGAAACCTATTAAACTTAAGAGTGCTTTACAAGTAGAACGTTCTGCATATACAGTAACATTTGGTTTACAATATACCGGTAAACAAATTGAAATGACTCCTGTATCTGGGGAAGAACTACTTCAGTTCAATCCTCAGACTACAGATTTAACTACTATTGGTGGTCTTAGAAAGTTCTTCAATATTATTTACAATCACACTGTAGGAAAGAAACCTGATATTGATACATGGTTAAAACAGATCTCTGTTTATGACTTGGATTGCATGCTGTTTACTATTTATATGGCAAACTTCAAAGATGTAAACTATCTTTCTTATCAGTGCCCTAATAATAAATGTAATAAACTTTTCTTAGAAAAGAAAAAAGTAGAAGATATGATTGTATATCCTAATGACAAGGTTAAAGAGCGTTTCCAAAAGATTCTTAATGGAGAACCTGTTCAATCTAAACTCTTTAGAACTAAACCTATTATTATTAGCAAAGATTATGCTTTTAGCTTCTGTACTGAATCTATCTATGGAGATATGATTGAACGTGCTGCACTTTCAGAAGATTTCTCTAAGAAATATGGTACAGTTGTTCAAATCATGGCAAACATTGATACAATCTATAAAGTTAATAGAGCAACCAAGGAATTATATCCTATTGACTTTGGTGTCGTAGAAGATAGCTTATCTAAAACAGTAATGCGTAAGGTAAAAGCTATTTATGAAATTATGCGTCACCTTTCTCCTGATGAACACTCTGCCCTTATGGGTGAAGTATATAAGATTACTCGTAAATTTACAGAAGAAAAAATCTCTTATCAGATTCCTGCTACAGAATGCACAAGTTGTCATACACATATTGATGCTACTCCTCAGGGATCTATTGATTTGCTTTTCACTCGGGCCTTTTTACCGATCGGGGCACTTTCTATACAGTAATATTTAGCCTTTGCGAATACTATAAAAATAGATTGTCCTTTGAAGAAGCAAAAACTTGTGATGTTGGCTTTTTGTTATATCTACACTTTAGATATATGAAAGAAATTAAAAATAAGACGGTACAAAACGCCAAACAAAAAGAAGAGATGGATGCGATGTTCAAAGGAGAATAAAATAGGAGGATTAAAATAGCTAATTAAAATGAATTTACTAGAATTCTCTCAATTAGTATCCTCTAAATCTATGAATAATGAACTACTCTCTAAAGAGGTAGCTTTGTATGATGTAATCTTAGCTTGTTTCGATATAAAATCTATCAAAACGATTTCTATTTTAAATAATGATAAATTCGAAATAGAATTATCCGATAATGATGAGAGTCATTCACTTCATGAATTAAAGGATACATTAAATAACCAAATAATTCCTGGAGCTTTTCAACCACTATACAAGATTTCTATGAATTATTCTAAAAATATTGTATGGTTTGATCTTATGGATATTTAATTAGTAATCCCATCTAGCACTAGTTTGCTAGATGGGACAATTAATTAAAAAGTTTATGAAGAAAGGTAAATTTCTTATGAGTGATAAAATCCTTAACGAAGTTTCTAAAGATCAAGAAGAAAAAATCAAACACCTTAAATTAGATCCTCTTAATGTAGCTAATTTTATCAAAGTAAACCAACTTAAAGAAATTAAGAACCCTATGTATTTTGCTAGAAAGAATGTTCCTACAGCAGATGGGTTATTATCTAATGAAATATTTGGTATTACAAAAGAAGATAGAACAACTATCTTCGCATATATTAACTTAGCTGGAGAATCTTTCTTACATCCTCTTGGATATAAGATTTGGTGTAGATTAGATAATAATGTAAAATTATGTGCTCATGAAGTTGATAATTATAAATTAGACGAAGAATCTGGCAAATTAAAACCTGATCCTAATGGAGAAACAGGTATTAAGTATTTACAAAAGATTATCAAAACCATAAAATTTAAGAAAACAGATTCTTTTGGTAGAGAAGTTAAGATTGATTTTTTGGAACGATATAGAGAAAAATTATTTATAAAAGATTTTGTTGTAATTCCTGTTGGATATCGAGATGTAAATACAGAGCAAGGAAGAGTATCTGTAGGGGAAATAAATAAGATCTATGACTCAATTATCAGAGATTCTAAATCTTTAAAAGAAAGTAATGAATATGGTTTAACCCTTAATGGAGAAATAAGAGGACGTATTCAAGATAATTTAACTGCTGTATATGATTGGCTTGTATTCGGTAGATATAATGGTGAAGATTCTCAAGCTTCTGGTCTTTCTAGAAAGATGGGTCTTATTAGAAGAGCTGGTATGAAGAAGTCTTTTGACTGGGGTGCTAGACTTGTAATCTGTACTCAAAATCTTAGAAAAGAAGGATTAGAAGATATTGATGTAGATACAGATAGTATTGGATTACCCTTAGCGGCTATCTGTGCTAATTTCTTTCCGTATATGCTATATTGGATTAGACGTTGGTTTGAAAACAATATCTCCGATCAAACTAAATTACTGGTAACTTATTTGAACAAGGATTTTGATCTTCAAAATATAAAAGATTGGCAATCTGTATATTCTGATGAACGGATCAAAAAAGAATTAGATAGATTTATGCATGGTATGCGTAATCGTTTTATTCCTATAGAAGCTCCTATAGATACTTCTAAATTAAAAGGAAAAAATAAAGATCGTCATTTCTATCTTACTTATAAGGGATATCAAGTTTCTGATGAAGAAGTAGCTGAAAAGATGATCAAAGGTGATACAGTAGGACAACTTCCTATTCAACAAAGACCTCTTACTTGGTGTGATCTTATTTATAGAGCTGCTATGGATATTACTAAAGATAAAGTTACTCTTATTACCCGCTTCCCTATTGATAGTTATTGGAACCAATTCCCAGCAAAGATAAAAGTAATTTCTACTATCCAAACAGAACCTATGATAGTTGATGGAAAATTCTTTAAAGAATATCCTAAGATAAGAAAAGAAGATATGAATTCTAACTCTACAAATAAATTCATAGATGTAGCATTGCCTAATAACGTTCGTCTTGGATCTATTGGTGGTGACTATGATGGAGATACAATATCTTCTAAAACACCTTTCTCTATAGAAGCTAACGAAGAATTAAAACAGCTTATCAATTCTAAACGTCATTATATTTCTCTTGGTGGTATTAATGAAATGACTACATCTAAAGAAGGTAAACAGGCTCTATATGATCTTACAAAAGTTTTACCTGATGATGAAGGATTTTTAACTCAAGCAGAGTTTAAAACTAAGCCAAAATTCATGAAATAATAATCCTAATATGAAACATTGATGTAATTAATATTAGTATATTATTTAATCCGGAGGGCCTGTTATGGGAAAATATATTCCTATTTCTAAGATAGAAGAACGAAAAACTAAATTATCAGAAAATAACTTTAATTCAGGATATTATCCTTTGTTTGAATCTTATAATAGAAAAGAAAATTATAACTATGAAAATTTAAGAGAATCTGCATATAGATGGAATAATTATTCCGCAAACGTAGCAGATAACTTTAGTAGAATTTTAGAACTGTTTGATATTGTAAAAGAAAATAATAATGGGACTCAATTACAGGAATTTACTAATATCATAAATAATCATATTATTCCATATATTAAAAGCCCCTCTGTATTTAAGAATAATATTTTAAAAAGATTAGATGAAGATTCTAATAATATATATTTAACTTCTATTCTTGATAAAATTAATGAACAAGAAGAATGTGATCGTGTTATTAGAAATCATAATATGATTTCTAAAAGATTCAATATTGATAAATTAGTATCTCAAAATATTTTGTTTGAGGATGCAGTTACGGATACTATCTACAAACTCTGTGAATTAGTGGATACTTATAATTTGGATTTTAAATCTAAATTCTGTATTGCTAATGAGATGGCACTATATACTATCAATAAGTATGCTGGAGATTCTGTATCTCCACAAACTATTTTTGAAAATGTAACAGATTATTATCTTATTAATGGTGGAACTAATAATATTCCTAAATTCTTAAATAAGATAAAAGAAGCTACAAAAGCAGATGATTTTATCAATGAATCAAACACTTCTTACATTAATAAATTAGAACGTATCCATAGCAATTTTATCAATGGTAATTTTGATGAAGATTGCTATGGTGGTATTATGGATAGATATCGTGGAAGCAATATCTATGGAATAGAAGAAGCAGCAAATCAATTAGAATTTGCTGAATTTGTTATAGCTTCTCTTTGTGAAGGTGCTGTATCAGATAAGATCAAAGATATGATCACTGCTTTTAAGATGGCACCTGAAAAGACAATTAGTGGATTAAAAGAAATTATAAAAGCTATATATGTAACCACTAGAGAAGAAGATCTTAAGAAGAATACAAAGAATGCTTTATCTGTATCTTATTATTTCTTATGCACCATATCTGCAGCTCCTGCTGGTCCTATAGCTGTTATACTTTCATTAATCTCTTCAAGTATTGTATCTAAAATTTCTAATAAGATTTATTTAAAATCTTGCATATCGGAATGGAAAGATCATAGAGCTGTAGTTAATAGAAAGATTAAAGATGAAAAAGATCCTCAGAAGAAGAGGAAACTTATTTCTTATTTAGAAGAAGTAGATAAGAATATTAAGAAACTCGAAGCTCAGAATGAAGTAGAAAATAAAACATTTGGGGCTGGGATGGATATAAGAAAAGCAGGAAAACTAGATCCCAAAGTAGCAAAGATAAATGCTAAGTTTGAAAAGAAATTACATGAGGCTATTTTATCTGAAGCTACTACCGAAGAAAAGATAGATGATATTGTAGATAAGTTCAAAACCCTTCCAGTAAAATCAGTTATGGGAGTAAGGAGTGCAATTCATGCTATCTTAATCACTTCAAGATTAGAAGATATTAAAGCTGGTACTAAGAATTCTTTATCACTTTTATTCTATTCAACTATAGTCATAGGTGTTTGCAGTATCTCTTCTGCTGCTGGTATCCTTGCATTCATTACATCTTATATTGTTTCTAGTCATCTTAATAAAGAATATTTGGTTTCTTCTATTAAAGAATGGAAAGATCATAAATACTCTATTACCAGAAAGATTAAAGAAGAACAAAATTCTGAAAAGAGAAGAGAACTTGAAAAGTATTTAGATGAAGTAGAAGATAATATAGATAAGCTTGAAGATGAATATGAAAAAGTAAGAGATAGAACTAGAGAAGAACTTGATAAGGCTCAAGATGACAAAGAAACTTTCCATCCTGAAACCATAAAATCTAGTTCTTTAGTAAATCCCTCGGGAAATGAAACTCCTCGACTTAAAAGATTTAGTGATGATTATTTAAAGAAAGATGATAATCTAAAGAAGAAGTATGATGATGACGAAGAAGAAGACGATCCTGATTTCGATGATGATGAAGATTTCGGTGATGACGAAGATTAGAGGAGAATAATAAAATGAGTTTATTTGAGGATATAATTTTAAATGAAGCAAGAGCTATCCATCCTCAACCAATGGTTAAGGATAAGGATGATGCAACTCCTTCTGTAACTACTGCTAATGGTAATCAAAGTGTAAATCAACCAGAGCAAGATTCAAATTCTCAGCCTCCTGATCTGAACTCTCAACCTTCTGGCGGTGGCGGTGGAGGATCTAATGAAGCTCCACCTCCTCCCGATAATGGTGGTGGTGAAGAAGCACCTCAAGGTCCTCCTCCCCAAGAAAATGATATGGGACAAGAACCTGGTGGAGAAGAGGAAGCTCCACCAGAAGAAGATCAAGAAGGTGAAGAAGCCCCTCCTGAAGAAGGTGAAGAAGGAGAGGGTGGAGAAGAAGGCTATGAAGATTATGAAGATGGTGAGTATGGTGAAGAGGGGGAAGAAGAATCATTAGATTCTTATGAAAAAGATGTATTCAGAGATCTAAGCCCTGAACAAATGATTATTAAGAATAAAGAGTTAAAAGCTCAATTCAAGTCTTTGAATAATATTATTTTTGATAGCTTGGAAAAGTTGAATAATATTTCTCATACTTCATATGATAACACTATCTTGGATTTTGTAGTTCGTAAATTAGTTGAACTTAAAGATATAAGCAGAGACTATACAGTAGATGCTTTTAATACTAAAAGCTATATTGAAAATCAGATACAGCTACAAAAGATGGTTGCTACCTTTAACCGAATTGTAAACCTCTTGTCAAATGTAAGAGATAATAGACAGAGAGAATTCGAAAAAGAACTCGAACAGAACAAGAAATACAGTTTTGGAAAAGGTAGAGCTAATGATTATCCATATATCTTTTCTAAAGATATAGACTATGAATAAGAAATATAATTTATAAATACAAACATATTGATAAATCTATAGTTACTGTACCTTTAAAAAAGAAACTGTGACTGTTACAGATAGATTTAATTAAATTTAATTAAAAATCTAGTACGCCATTTATAAATAATAAAAGATCAAATAGATGGCTCTCTTTTAAAAGGAGGATTTAATAATTATGGCAGTTGTTAACGGTTCTAACCAAACTGGAACTGACTCCATCCTTCGTGGTTATGAAAAGGATAGCATGCATGGTCTTGCTTCCCGTTTCTGCGAAGTAGCTAAAAGCGGTATCCAAGAAGGTTATGATATTTATACTGAACCCAATAAATTTTTCCGCACTGAAACACTGAACAATCAGATGCGTAATTTCTTTATCGAAGATGCATTCGATAAGAATGACCCGAAGTTTGCTACAGCTGATGCTGTTCATGAAGAATATGGTATGCTCGATACTTTGTATCGTAATGACGTTCGTGGATTGACAGAAGCCGCTCCCTTGGGTGCTTACAACCCTGTAGTTGGTATCACTTTCCCGATGCATAAAAACTTGTTGATGACCACTGTTTTCGACAAGGGTGCTATTCCTAAAGACGTTGCTGATGCTCCGCAGTTCACATTGTCGATGGAAACTCGTACAATGTACAGCCCTGATGGTCGTGAAATCGATATGTTCTTGGAACAGAACAAGATTAAAGACCTTATCGAAGGTGCTGTACCGCATAAAGACATCGTTATTATGCTTCCCGAAGATCAGCAGACCGATGTTCTTGAATTGTTGGGTGCAACAAATAAAACCGTAGCTAACGTATCTCGTTCTTCCAAAGTAACTCGTCTTTTGATTAAAGACGTTTATGTTGCTAAGGGTGAAGAAAAATACGATACTGCTAAGAAAGAAATCGTAGTAGAAACAGCTGGTGCTGTTGGTACTAAGGTTGTTACTGTAGAACCGATTAAATTCGTTGCTGCATATGGTCAGTATGACCGTACTTTCCAGAAACGTGTTGACTTGGTAGTTCCTACTGATAATGCTGGTAATATCCGTAAGGAAATCTTCCAGTTTGCTGGTTCTATGCATAAGAACCGTTTCACTTTCATGGCTTCTTCCGATAAGGTTGTAGGTGTTGTTCTTAGTGCTTCTCTCGACGTATCGTCTGCAGCATATGAAACTCCGAAAGTTAAATGGTCGGCTCGTACCGATTACTTCGAAATTCCGGAAGCTCCGCACATGACTGTAACGATCTCGCCGGAAGAAACGAAGGATCTCAATGCTATGTATAACGTTAACCAATTGACTAAGATCATGTCCATGATCAAATTGTCGATTCTTAACTACAAAGATGACAAGATCCTTGAAAGCTTGGATGATTCGTTCTTGAACCTCCCGAGCACTTCGAAAGTATCCGGTGCATTTAACTTTGTGCCGCCTGATAACTTCCTCGGTTCGCATGTAACATGGCGTTATGAAACGTTCATGGACTACCTCGATACTCAGGTAACCACTATGTTACAGGTACTGAATGATGAAAACATGACTGTTTCTATCTTCGGTCGTCCGGAACTTATCCGTAAGATTACTCCGAAAGAATATACTTATACAACTCCTCCGTCGATCGGTCCTGTTTCGCTTGATTACAAGAAGACCGTTAAGACGAGCGATAACCGTATTTATCAATTCATTAGCTCGAACAAATTGCGTAACGATAACAACTTGATCATCATCTTGAATCCTCGCAATTCGAATCGTGTAATGTATAAGATCTTCGATTATCAGTTATACGTTGGTAATGAAATTCGTGACACCTCGAATTATCAGCTGCCGGCTGTAACTGCATTCGAACGTTTCTTGTTCGTATCCTATCAGCCGGTACAAGGCCGTATTCAGATCATGAATCCGACTGGTTTGGTTGAAGATATTGAAAACAAGACACCGGTTAGCAAGGATCGTGCTCTCAACGATTACACAGCTAACAAGCTCACCTATACTCATGACAAGAACGGCAATGGTCAGTTCATTGATCATACAGGTGAACTTCCTGGAACAGCTCGTTCCGTTATCTATCCGGACGGCAAGGCTCCTGGAGTACCGCAGAACGGCGTAGCAGATCAGAACTATGCTTATCCTTCGCCGAACTACTCGGTAACAGATCCGAAGAACTAATTAGACTTATAAATAGATTTTGGGATAAATCTATTTTAAAAATTCCACATGAAAAATATATAAAAAATCCGATGACAAATGCCTCTCTAGGAATAAATCCTAGAGAGGTAGTTTGTGTCAAAAAAAAAATAAAGAGGGAAATGAATCCCTCTTTATCTTATAACTATCTATAGTTCTTACCGATACTTCTAAGATTTTCATGCATGATATCCTGATCCATGTTTCCTGTATTATTATCATCAATCATAGCACGACAAAGATATTCGACAAATACTGCATTTTCTTCTTTTCTGGGATCTAAGTAATATACGTTGGTTCCTTTCATAACCTTATACCCAGATTTTCTATTGGGTGTAGGAACAAACTTATCAAACTGACTCTTGCTATTAGCAAAGCCAAGTTCAATATCACCAGATTTACCAGTGTGGTATCTGAAATATGTTGCAAAAGCATATTCAGATTTGTTTTCGTTATCTTTGTAATAGAACTTGGTTATAGTTGATTTGTATTCTCTATCAAATGTAGTTTCATTTACATCAAAGATGATTGTTCTTCCATCTTTAAGAGTATAGGAAATTTCATCTTTAGAAATTCTAGTGAATCCAGAATAAGTTCTAGTTCCTACTTCTTTAGGAAGCCCAGATTTATTTGTATCAGGAACTACTACATTGATAAGATTCTTATGCATAACTACATTAGAGAGTCTATTTACAAAATCAATACGACTCTTATCCCATGTAAGCTCTACTTCATTTCTATTTTTTTCAACGTAGTCATATGTGTAGAGGCCACCTGCTGCAAAAAGAACTAAAATACTAATCACAACTGTAACAATTACATACCCATTGATATACTTCTTAGCTTCATTAAATTTACTCATGATAAAATCTCTCCTTTAAAAAAAGTTTAAATAAAATAATAGATAAAATGATAGGGAGTAGCCATAAGACTACTCCCTTTAAAATTAACGATCTTTAATTTTTTGAATACGTTTACAAAGAACAGAGAAGTATCCTTTCATATATTCTAACTGTTCCATTAGTAAATCATAATCTTCATTATCAGGATTTTCATCAATGAAGTTAGATAACTTTTCTATCTTAATTTCTAACTCTTCATGTTCATCCATCAAACGTGTTTCCCAATCTTTCATGCACTTATTCCCCCCTTAATTATTTTTTATTTTCTTCTGAAATAACAGTAGATCTTTTAGGTTTAGTTAAGTTAAGAAGCTCTTGATAAGCACTTGCATGTTCCATAATAAAAGCTCTTATATAAACCTTAATATAAGATTCACTGATAACAGGTTTGATTCTTTCTGCTTCAATTGCGAATGCTGTATCTGCTAAAGAATTAAGCATTCTATTTCTAATATCTACAATCGTGATTGTAGAATTATTAGCAAATTCACAAGAATAATATTTATTTGCAAATTCAGCTAATCTAGAATATCCTAAACCATCTTCCATCAAAGACTTTACTTTAATTAATAATGAAATAACAGGTTTTCCACTATCATTAGAAAGATATTTATTTCTTTCCATCTCTGTATATATAGCATCTATAAAGTCTTGGCTTTTATTTTTTACTTCATTGGGATGGATTACAATGAAATCTTCACTCATTCCATCAAATGTAAGATTATTTAATAAATAATCAGGAATATGTAACGGATTGATAAATTCTTTATGTCTATTACTTACCTCTAGTAATCTACTTTTCATATAAGATATTGTAGGAATGTGTTTTATCCATACTTTGATGCCGGTTGCCATAAGAGATGTACAAATATTTGAAATAGAGGATGATATCTCTTTGTATTCAAAATAATCTGCACTGCAATTTTTTGTATTTATTGCAGCCTGGTTTTCTTCTTCCTTATAATGATTTGATTTGATACTTTCTATACGAGGTGCATTGAATTCTGTATAAGATCTACAAGATCTCGGGGATGATGTAATTTTTGCTACATCTTCGCTTATATAATAAGGCATCATTTTACTTTCAATAATTTCTTTCTTCTTTTCATAAGAAGGATTATACCCTTTCTTATTTTTCTTAAAACAATTTTTTTCTTTCATGAAAAACATCTCCTTTTTAAAATAAAGTTTATATTATGATAAAATAATTTTATCATAATAATAGTATATAATTACCCCAAATTTTCAACCTTAGATAAAGAGGGGGTGGTGCAGATGGGTATTCTGCACCACAGTTTGAAAAAAGAGGAGTAATGACTAGAACTTCCAAGTTCAATAATTAAAACAAAGTTCTACTTATAAGTAGATGATCTATTTATTTTTAATATCCATAGGAGAAGAAGTCTCTATATTCATATCAGTCTTCTTAGGTTCTATGAATTCTTCTTTCTTCTTTTTATTAGTAGTATTTAAATTTGCAGTGTAATCGTTCAATGCTCTTTCTATACTTACATAAATATTTTTGTTTTCCATTTAATATCATCCTTTCTTATTAAGGAAACATCTAGATAATCCGTGACGACATTTTAATATAGCTTTTAAGGAGGATTCTTACTTTGGATATCATTTTAGCTAAAAAAAGAAAAGCTGCCTACGATGATGCTGAGGTCGCTATAGCGAATATAAAAAAAGACCCTAAACAAGAATATGTATTAGATCTTCAAAAGGCATTAAATTTAATGTTTGATGCTAAATGTATTAGTATTCTATATACTCAAAATACAGATAAATTATTTTTTGGTGTATATGCTATGCCGAAAATCCCTGCTGAACAGGTTATAAATATAATCACTTCCAGTTCTACTTATATTATCAATGAATACTATTTGGAATTAGATTCTAAATTATTTCAAATGGATATTGATCTTAAACCTAGTGAAATTATGGCTATTCTTATTTATGATATTGGTAGAATGGTTAACGATGGAAGTCCTAGTGAAGTTGTTTCTAAAGCAATTGATCGTTATCTTCTTGCTAATAACGATGTATTGAGAATCTCCGATTCCATTAATTATATGGAATTACTTTCCTTTGGATTTAGAGATGCTATCAGAAAATATATCACTATTGTAAATAAAGATAAGGTTGAAGATAATGAAGTAATGTATGATTATTACGAATCGATTAACTATAAGCAAAACCTTTATAATGCTTTTAGAAAATTAGAATCTTGTTTCTATAATTATAATAAAGAAGCAGATAATAAGTTTGTAGTATTAGCATGGGTTCTTCGTTTATATAAAGACGTTCTTCATAATCGAATTCCTGCTATTGAAACTCTTAAACGCTGTAAATTACTCACAGGATCAAAGATAGAAATCCGTGAAATGGAAAACGTTATTAAGAGATTAAATAGAATTGATGATGATCAATTATTAAAAGAATCTGTAGATATGTTGGTTGAAGAAGTAAAAGCAAATATTCTTCCCAACAAATCTAATAAACCTATTCCTCAGGCATTGGATGATGACCTTGTAAATTTAGAATTAGAACAGCAAAATGCATTGTATAATGAACCTGATGCAGTTCCTAATCTTATTGCCAATATCAATTCTAAACTTGCTTTTATTCAAGATTATATTGAAAATAACCAGCTTACCAAATCTGAGTTTAAACAACTAAATGATATGTATAAAGGTCTTACTTTAAAACGTGATCAATTATTTAAAGGTGATCTTTATGATGAACGATTCAAAAAGTATTCTGTATATTTTGATTTAGATGATAGATAAGATTAAGGAGAGGATTTATTTCCTCTCCTTATATTTTTATCAATTGAAAATTAGGTTGTATACAATAATTATGATGTAGTGTATCTTATAAATTATGAAGGCGGATACATTATATTAGAAAATTTTATAAACTTATTATTTGAGAAGGAGAGAGGAAAAATGGCATTCGAATCAGGTTATGGAAACCAACAATATTCACCGACAGTTTATGGTTACAGTTTCTTTAACAAGGAGTCTGTAATTGATAAAACTATGATTAGTTTTTCTATGTGGAGAAATCTTCTTAAAATTAGCATTTCTCCTGTTATTGAATCTGAAAATGGAGAAACACGATATGATACAAAGAATGGTATCTCCGTTTATCTTACTCCTCAAAAAGCAAAGATGTTTGAAAATCTTTTGAGCTTAAGTATTAATAAAACAGAAGAGGATACTCTTAAAGGAAACGCTGGAGTGGCTACAGGATCAAATCTTATTACTGTAGAAGATCCTGGTGTTGTATATGGAAAACCTGAAGCTGGAACAGTTATCAGTATTAAAAAGCTTAACCAGAATGGTCAGATTGAACAGAGCTATTCTTATGAAATCAATAAAGGATATTATAATATCATCATTGGATTTGATCCTAAGACAGCTGGGTATACACAAAACTATGATATGTTTAATACCCTTGAATTAGAAATGATTATTCTTCAGCTTAGAACTTTCTATGAAGCTATGAGTAATGCAAATGCATATTCCAATGTAACCCATCAATATCAATATTATTCCAAGATTGCTGCTAAACTTGGAGTAGATTTAGAATCTAATTATAATGGTGGGTATAAGAAGAGCTATTTTAGCAATTCTGGAAATTCTGGAATGACCAATACCTCTGCTGGAAATTCTGAAACGATTGAAAGTTCTCAGCTTGATTCTATTATGGGTGCTATGCAATAAAATCTCAGGGGGATTTTATATCCCCCTTTATTTTTTTATTGAAATAGGTGATAGTTATTAAAAAAGGTGAATATACAAAAACTGTATTAGTAGATTTTGATATGCTATTTGATATAGATTTAGCTTGTGTACTTTATCTTAAAGATAACTATGGCAAATCAAAATTTTTTAAAGAAGAATCTATAGAATATTCATTCTACTATTTAAGATATCTAGTACTTACTACGAAAAATAGGAATCCTATATCTGTCTTATTCAAAGATGAATATGTAGATAAGGTGGATGGAATATATAATGAATTGATTTCTACTAAACTAAATGAGGTTTTGAAATATCTTATAAAACCGAATGATATTTTAAAGTTGTTAGTAGCAGATTCATTGCATGATGATGTAGCTATCACTGTTAACTGTAGAACAGAAGAAGAAGTTAAATATATAAAATCATTTGAATTTACAGATGATTGGAATACCGTATTAAATGAAATAGATGCTGCAAATTATAATACCTTATTTATACATTACGTAACTGATTTGAGCAAACTAGATAATGTATCTGGTAAAACTATCTATCTATATAATTTTGGATATAATTTTGAAGATGATGAATTACAACATCATCATCCTATAACTATGGTTTTAAGTGAGGTTAATGTAATAAAATATATCTCACCATATGCTGATTTTGAATTTGCAAAATAATCATAAGGAGAGTGTACTTAATGAAACTTGTAAGTAACGTTATTGGTGAAAAACAATTGAGATCTGCTCAATTAAGAGCATTAGAATTATTTGCTAATACTCTTAAAGGAACTTATGGTCCTATGGGAGAATATACCGCTTACTCTTATAGAGATACAAATAAGAATACTAAACTGGTAGTAAGTAACTATACTAAGGATGGATTTACTGTCCTTAAGCATATTGATCTTGATAAACCGATTGAAGATATCCTCAAAGATGATATTCGTACTATTTGTACTCAGGTTATCAAATCTATTGGTGATGGTACTACTTCTGCTGTAATTATGTCTTATCTCATCTTTAAAGGACTTCTTGAATTACAACAAAAAGGACTTCCTAAACGTAAGATCGTTTCTGTATTTAAAGAAATGATTAAAGAAGGAATTGATATCATTGAAAGTCGTGGTCATGAAGCTACTTTAGAAGATATCTATAATATAGCTTATACTTCATTGAACGGAAATTCTGAAGTAGCTAATATTATCAAATCCATTTATGAAGAAAGTGGTATGGATGTATTTATCGATGTATCTGCATCTAATACTCCTGAAACCAAAACAAAAACATATAATGGGATGACTTATGAAGAAGGATTTATTGATCCTTGCTTTGCTACTAATGAAAAGACTTCTTCTTGTGATTTGGTAAATCCGAATGTATATGTATTTGAATCTCCTATTGATACACCTGAAATGGTAAATCTATTTAGACTTATCGTTCATGCAGAATATCTTGAACCTATTCGTAAAGCAACAGAAAAAGTAAATATGGGAAAAGAAATCAAAGAATCAGATATGCCCACTCCTACTTTGATTATTTGTCCTACTATTTCTCGTGATATGAATAGCTTCTTAGATGAAATTATTACAGCAATGACTAATATGCCTCCTGATAAACGTGGGTATCTTTGTGTAGTAGCAAATATCGATAACGATAACAACTATCTGATGGACATCATGAAGATGACGGGTGCTAAGTTTATTAAGAAGTATATTGATCCTAAGAACTATGAAGAAGATAAGAAAAAGGGATTAGCACCTACAGAATTTAATATTAAAACCTTTGCTGGTAAAGCAGAACACGTAACAGTAGATGCTACAACTACTAAGATTATCAATCCTAAGAACATGTATGATGAAAATGGTAAATATACAGAATTCTTCGAAAACTATTTAGCTAATCTTGAATCTACTCTTGCTAAATATGAGACTACTCGTCAAGAATTAGTTAAGATTGGTCGTTTAAAACGCCGTATCAATATTCTTAAAACAAATATGGTAGATTTATATGTTGGTGGTATTGGCACATCTGACCGTATGCCTTTATTAGATGCTATTGAAGATGCTGTATTAAACTGCCGTTCTGCAGCAAAAGATGGTGTTTCTAATGGTGCAAACTTCGAAGGTCTTAAAGCCTTTACAGTTCTTGAAGGAAAGTATAATAAAGAATCTGAAGAAACCCATGAAGTTATTAAGAAAGAAGTTTCTCGTGTATTAAGAGAAGCATATTTAGAACTTTGCAGTCTTATCTATCTTCCTTATTTTGATGAAGATAAAGATAAAGCATTGTCTTGCATCTCTGAAAGTCTTCTTGCGAAGAACCTTCCTTTCAATATTATTAGTGAAGAATATGATGGAAAAGTATTAACTTCTGTAAAAACAGAACCTGCTATTCTTGATTCTATTTCTAGAATTATTACCTTGCTTTTCCAGACAAATCAATTCTTGGTTCCTGATGCAAGATTCAATATCTATAATATGGATGCAGATACTACATCTACTCCTGTGATCAATACAGATGGAACTACTGCTGTACATATGACAGATATTTAAGAGCTAACCAAAAAAAATATACCCCTCGATGTCAAAAAAAGAATAGAGAAGAGCGTAATTGCTCTTCTCTAATACTGTTTCTTATTCTTTAGGTTCACCAAAAATCTTATAGATATCTTTCTTGAGAACAACGAAATAGTTTCTTCCATTAATAGAAACTTCTGTTGTATCAAATCCAAATCCACCTTTATTAAATTTATCTTTAAATTCTTTTCTAGCAATATTTACAAAGGCTTCCAATTCAGCAATCCTATCAATATTTGTTTTTGCTTTTTTGTAAGACTCATATCTATCATACAAGAATTCTTTTGATTCAAGAATTGCCTCTTTATCTAGTTCAGTATTTTCTAAAATATAAATTAAGAAGCAATCTAAATCCATATAATCTTTATCAAACTCTTCATAAGTCATATCAGGCAACAATTCAAATTTATAATTTTCGAATGTTCTAAAATCTACAGCAGAGAACTTTTTGATATCTACTTCCTTATTACCAGCAATAGAAGTTAATATATCTTTTGCATTTGCTAAATCAAGAACTCTGAAATAAGCAGAGGTTCCTCTGGCTTTATTCACGATAAGTTTTATAACTCTTGAATCTACTCTTTTGATCAATTTTTCAGAATCGTATTTGCTGCAACCATAAACATCTTCTGCTATCCCTTTTATGGTAGGAATAGGAACATATCCATTTACAACATACGTTCTAAAAACATCTTTGTCTCCTTTTTTAGATTTTGAAATAACGTATTTGTCTACCATCTTGATTGCCATAAAAATCTAACCTCCTCAAAAAAATAAAATTAATAAAAAGTTGAAGTAAGAATAAAGTTTAAACTATAATTATTCTTTCAAAGTAATAATATATGATTATAAAATATTTTTTTATAAACATATACACTATCTAATAAAATGATTTTATAATCATTCTATCCAAAATCTCTCTCGTATTAATCCATGGAATGCCAATAAGGAAGAAATTCCTTATTGGTTTTTCACTTAGATTATTTTTTGGAGGAAACATGAATATTTCAATAGAAGATTATATAAAGAATCCTACTGGTGGTAGGGCTAAGATGATTGGAGAAGCTGAATCTGCTAGAATTTTATATACTGAAAAATTTAATCAGATTATGCTTAAAGTAAATGGGAAAATAGACTACTATTTGTTTAAATCAAGTAGAGAAAAATATGTGTTATATATTAAAATGCCATCAGAAAGTCAAGATAAAGTATTTTATGATGTAGTATTTGAATTTACTTCAAATAGTAATGATAAAACAAATCTTACAAAGATCAATTCTTATGATGTAAAATTCTTTTCAAATGACCCTAACTTTACATTTACTTATGCTAATGCATTTAAACATAATGATCTTCTTATAAAAGAATTGTCTAATAAATTTGATAGGATAGTATTTAAACAAGCTCCTAGGGTGACAAATCCTAATAAAATTGTAGGGTATGCTAAGTCTTTATACTTTGGATATCTATTGTTTAAATTAAGAGGGTTAGAAAATAAGATAATGTGGGTTAATGCAGCACCGTATAAACCGGCTCAATTATCTTCTATGATAATGAGTGCTAGCGATAAATTATCCCAATTACAAAATTTAAAAACTTTAACTAAGTCTACTAAATATGGATCTAACTATATTTCTCAGGATGATTACTCTGATACTGGGAAAATTGAGGGGAAAGCTAAAGCATACGTAAATAAAGTTCAAACGGTTAAACGATATGAAAGAAATAGTGGATCTAGAAATAAGAGTTCAAACTACGTTAAGACAGTAAAAAGGCATTATTAGAGTAAAAGCATTTATGTATGTATACTATTAAAATGAGGATAGTAATGAATAATGGCTTATACGTTTTAGATTAAAGGAGAGGGAAGAATGGAGAATTACAAGGATCAATATGATGATTCTGAGTTTGAAATGACTTATGATGACCAAGCTTATTATTTACCGAGATTGACACTTGATCGTAGTAAATTTGAAAAGGGAGAAACTATTCCTGTAATTTCAATAATTAACCACAATCTTTATAATAAAGGGGAAGAAATTTCTAAACATGATACTGTACAGACAATGAAAAGTGCAGTATGTATGAATTATGGAGAACCTAAACCTCCTATCGATTCTTGGACACCTCAATCAGATGCAGATAGAATATTTACTCATATACGAGGAGCTATTATTGCTCCTGTACATAAAATATATCGTATGCCTGATAATACCCAAGAAAGTTTAGAGTTTGATTACTTTTCAGTAACTGTACGTAAATCTTTTAATAGCTCTACAAAAGTTAAGAAAGATGGAACTATCTCTATTGGTTTTAGAGATCACTGTGTTCAATATTTAAATTACTTTGAAAAATATTATGACAAAGAGCACAAACTTCTAGTTCTTTATGCTAGATTGAAATATATGATCGATGTTCATAAAGAATACACCTTAGATAATTTATTATCTGATCTTTGGAAGTATTTTATAAATCCTAATGGATCTTCTATGGCCACCTATCTAAATTACTATTTAGATATTATGAATATGGAACAATATACTTTGGATGATCTTGAAAAGTATAAAAACAATAGATCTCCTGTGTTAGAATATTCTGATTTTCATGCAAAGATTATGCTTAAGATTTCTGTAATGCAGAATATGATCATTCCTATTGTAAGTCACTTTATGAGTAAGAAGAGCTTAAACCAATTAGAAATTGAAAAGATCTTCTTAAGAGCTTTTGACTTATTGTTTCAGATCAATGAAAAGATTTATAATGTAAATATTGCTGCAAAGCTTTACGAAACAGCATTTAGTAATGTAGCAAAAAATGTTACAAGCAATTCTAAATTATGGGAAATGCAACCTATTCGTGCTAGAAACCAAACTAGTCACTCTATGGAAACAGTACAAAAGATTATCTTTAGTATTATTCCTAAATATACTTATGATAAGAATATAATTCATTTTAATTACAACTCTATCAATAGAGAAATAAAGTATCAGGTTACTGATATAGCTTATGAATTTGGCTTTATCCCGTTATCATCATCTAGTAGAGATGAAGACAACAACTCAGAGTGTGATAAATTCGAAGCACATGCAGCGAAATTAAATGAAGCTACTCTTATACAAACTCAAGTAAATTGTCAAACCACTATGGATCGTATAGAAATGAAATATGGTCCTTTTGATGATAGAGAAATAGAATTTTATAGAAAACAACTGCAAAACAAAGAAGGAAAATTAATTGTAAATAGCTTACAAAAGAATCTTATTGTATATCTATTTGCAAAAGAATTTGATGATCCTCAATCTATTAAGATTATGAATGCTAGGCAGTATATCATTCTTATAATTGCTGCTAGACGTTTATTAGAGTCTTATAAACTATTCCAACTTCCTTATATCATTGGAGGTAAGGTTGTTCGTGTAGTAACTAGAAAGAATATTAATAAGAAAGAATTGCAGAAGATTCAATCTTCAAAGTATTATCCTTTGATTCATGAAAAATACAACAATCCTAAGATTGAGCATGATGTAATTCTTATGCTAATTGCACAAGTATTATCATCAGAATTTCAAACTATAGATTATTATCATCCTGAAAATAATGGGAAACCTATCAATGTAATCCCCGATATCGTTTCGGATGAAATTTGTAGATTTGTAATGTTGATTTAGAAGATATATTATAGAAATGAGGTGAACAGCAAATGTCTAATAACTTACAGTTTTCAGATAAACTTAGGGAACAGCTTCATTTGCTGTTCCCTGATTCTAAAGATGCTTCCGGTAAAAGAGAAGTTGCTATAAATTGTCCTTTATGTATAAAAGAAGGACTCATAGATAAAGGCCATCATATGTATATATCCTTAGGGCTTGATGGTAAACCTCCTATGTATAATTGTTTTAGAAATATCAATCATAGAGGTGTATTAACAAAAGAAGCTCTAGAGATGCTTTCTGGAAGAAGCGATATATCAGATGAAACTATTTCGGTTGAACTTGAAAAACACAATAAGAAAGCTTCTAATTTAAGCAGGTACCGTTTAAATAAGGACAATAAATTATTTTTAAACACACCTAAATCTAATAAAAACACATTAAATGATTTTAAATTGAAATATATCAATGATAGGTTAGGATTGAATCTAACTTATCAAGATTTAGTAGATAATAAAATTATACTTAGCATTTATGATTTTTTTAGGTATAATAAAATAACTACCTTTACAAGATCTAAAAATATACTAGATCTATTAGATAAATTTTTTATAGGATTTCTAAATAATACAAATACAGCTATTGTATTTAGGAATCTTATGAATAAGGAAGCAAGATCTAAAGTCCATAAGTCTTTAGATACAAGATATGTAAAATATTCTATTATAGATACTTCTGTGATAGGATATTATATAATTCCTACAAAATGTGATATTTATAAACACATAGATATTCATATAGCAGAAGGTACTTTTGATATCTTATCTGTATTTTATAATCTTAGAAACAAGAATACTATAAATAATATATATTCCTCTATAGGAGGAAATACTTATATAAGCCTAATCAAATATTTCTTATGTACTATTGGTTTGGTTGATGTAACTTTCCATATCTATATAGATAATGATATAGATAATTTTGTATTAAAAAACATAAAAAAGAAATTGATTCCTATTGGGATCAATGTATATATTCATATGAATATCTTTGAAGGAGAAAAAGATTTTGGTGTATCTCCAGATAAGATAAAAGAGTATGTATATAAATTATGCTAAAAGAGGAGAGATTGTATGAAAGAATTTGATCAGTATATTGATGAGCATGATTTTATTAGCATGAAATATAATTACAAATCTGGAATGAAATATTCAGATATTAAAGAAAATGAATTACAACTTAAAAGTTCTGACTTTGATCTTAACAGAACTGCAAGTAATAATACAAAGTCTATTGCTTTGATCCATTTTAATAGAAGTATTTTTACAAATTATAAATTTAAAATATTTACTGGTGTATTACAGACAATGCTGAAGGAAGATGAATTATATGCGTATATTTTCTTCAAAATCAAATCAAAAGAAAACAGAATCATTTCTGCCAATATTTTTAGATCTTATAACATTGATCGGACAAACTTATTGTATTTATCGACTATTAAATATATTTATGAAAAAATCACATTAGCGAAAGCAGCTCTTGGAGAAAATAATACATTCATAGCTAAATTTGACAATTTGGATAAAGAAATAAA